TAATATTTTCCGCCTTTTAATTTTTCATAATTTGATAATCCTGTAATTTCAATTCCCATATAATTTGACACGCTAATCCATGATGAAATCATCGACTTTGGACATATTATAAATGGCTTTAAATTAAGTAATCCGCAACATGCCAATGCTGTATATGTTTTACCAGTTCCTGTGTCGCTACCATCCAATACACACTGATTACTTTTTAATGCTTCAAGTAACTGATATACGTGAGGAACTTGATATGAAATTAACATGCTAAGTAATTTATTATCGCTCATTATATTAACCATACATATTTTTTATTTAAGTATCACCTTTTATTATATGCAAAAATTGAATAAAAAATATAAATATGTTGTCTAAGTCAATATTATAAACAGCATAATGAATAATCAACATAAATTCATCGTTTCCGGAGCAATTATCGGATTTATTATTTGGGTATGTATGCTTGGTTGCAATAAAATGAAAGGTACATTGGTTAGGCCAAACGATAAAGGAGAAATGATATTTACACCGATTAATATATGGAACTTTATGATTGCTCCGTTTAAACATACATTTTTTTGGACACATTACACATTTTACATACATAATTGGATATTAATGTGTTCTATGGGATCATTACTTGGCCAATTGATTTATTCTAATTACAAATAAAATTAAACTGTAATAAATTAATAATAGCTAATTACCATTCAATAGCTAACTACTATTCAATAGCTAATCACTATCCAACGTACATACACTTTCAGAGTCATCATCAAATGAACAATCATCAACAGATTCATCATCAAAATCATCTTCTGATTCATATTTAACTTTAGGAACGTCCTTCTTTGTTGACTTGCTAGAAGTATTAGGCATGGGCTTCTTTGATGACTTGCTTGGTTTTTTTGGAGATTCTGATTCATCCGACATTTCATCAAGTGAATCATCTGGCACTGATTTTTTGGACGTGGTTGTTCTGGGCAAGCTTGACTTTGATTTTGTTGATCGTGTTGGCATCTTCATAGCTTTTGTGATCGCGTTAGTTTTTGTAGTTTTTGGATATTTAATAGAATGTGCATTTTGTGTTATATATGATGATTTAGCTGCTGTTGGTTTTCTGTTTATTTTTTTAGAAACTTCGCTATCGTCATCATCCTCGTCATCATCATCGTCCTCGTCCTCGTCGTCATCATCGTCACTCTTATCACATGAGCTTGTTGTATATTTTGCAGACGTGGGTTTGTTACTATCAGAATCATAAAATTCAGTATCGCTGTCACTGTCATCATTTGGTACATTTGATGTAGCTGTTGCAGTTGATTCATATGTTGCGCATGCAGTTTTTGAATCATCTTGAGCAAATTCTTTCATAAATAGTAGATTGTGTAATTCTGAAGAATAAAAATACTCCTTTGAGACTATTTTAAATGAACTGTCGCGCTTAATATTATGAACGGATTTTCTCATTATTTTTAATGTTGCTAAATCTTTGTCGTTCAATTTTTCTTTTTTATTTATTACTTTGTTATACAGCAGTAATAATTTAGCAACCAAGTTATCATCAGGAGTCATACCAAACACATTTTCACATCGTTCATAATTTTCTGGAAGATCTCCATCGTTCATGACAGTTACATGAGCAGAAGTATTTTTTAATACTTCATTCATTTTTAATTTGTCATTTTGACGATTATTATCGATTGTATCAAGATATGCTTTAATTTTAGTTCCTTCGTTAATTTTATAATGATATTTAAGCTTGATATACATTTCATCTTCGTTAATTAGTTTTTTGATAAGCTCGACGTCATCCAAAAATAATACATAATTAATTAATTTATCATATTCGTCAGTTGTTTTTGAGGTGGATCCAAGTCTGTTATCCTTAGATTTATAAGATGTTTTGTAATTTTTTTTACTTGGTAGTTTTTCTGCAGATTTACTGCTGAGTTTACCATAACTGGTTTTTTTATAAGATGAAGTACATGGTGCGCGTTCTTCCTCTTCATCATCATCATCATCATCATCATCATCATCGTAGTCAATTTTCATTGGACGCGCAGTTTTTTTACAGTTCATGTCTAAAATATCTTTGATTTTATCGGTTGTTAATGTTGGGTCGCGTATATTTATCATGCATGCATATAATCCATTTGATCCGGTTACTTTCTTAAATTCTGGGGTAAACTGCAAATATTGCGCGGTTTCGTATTCATCGTAACCATCATCAATATCATCACAATTTGCGTTATTCGACATAAAAAGTATTTTTAGCAAATCAAAGCTAGTTTGATGACATTTTTCAGATTGTTTTTTATTGAAAATATGTTGAACATATGCAATAACTGATTGTTCATTAGGTTTATCAAACAATTTTTTAATTTCTGCAGTTTGAGATGTGCGAAATTGTTGGATAATATGCTTATCAATAATATGTTTGCCTATTGTTTTGTCAGAAAAATAAATTTTCAACACATTAAACGGAATTTTTGTTATGTCAAGAGATCTAACATTAAAATCTCCAACTGATAAAGCATGTATCATATCAACTTCATTTAGGTCATAAAAACTCTCGTTATTACTATCGATTTCGTCCTGATTATGAATTTTATTGGAAATATTTTCACATGCATATTTTTCTACCAATGCAGGATCGACAGTTGTATAACTACTGCCTGTTTTTTTGCAAAATTCAGTAAATAATTTTTCGTTGTCCATCATGTAAATTAGCTCTTTCATATTTCCATAACTATGGTTTTTCATAAGAGTTTTTGCAAGATCAGTTCTTCCCAATAAAACAGCAAGACTTGCTGGAGTTATTTTATACATGTTTGTAGATTTTAGAACATGTTTATTTTCAACAATCTTTACAATATTTTTTTCGTTTATTGCATACATAACTGCCAAACATCCTGCATCAAATTTAGACATATCTTTCATATCCACATTTTCAAATCCTGATGTTTTTTTGAAGTTATTATATTTTAATTTAATGAATTCAGGGGGCCTATATAACGGATCGCATGATTTATCATCACAAATCCATTCTTCTTCGGTAATTGGATTGAATGACCCAGTGTATTGTTCCATAACATTATGCTCCATGACATTAATATTTTTAGATGAATATTCTTTAAATTTCATCGTATCATCATCAATTGTAGCATTATATTTAGTAATGCAACTTTCTGTGTTATGTAAGTCCTTAATTTCTAAACTTCGTCTGCTGTAAAACGAGTTATTTGTTGTATAACTTGACGTTTGCCTCAATCTCAATGTATTTGAAAATACTACGTTCTTAAGTTGGCCATTATTTATTAGTTCTTGTTCTAATAATCTGGTAAATCCGTTGTTGTTTGAAGACATAAAAAACATTTTATTGTATTTTTTTTCGTATTCAAAGTCTGTAATTACGTCGAATCCTCTCAGTGAATATTTTATTAATCTATTTTCGTAGCTTGGGCTCCTTCTGTGAATACTTGCCACATTTATTCTATATTTTAATGATTTAAATCCTCTTTGAGTAGTAACAATATATTTACCATCAAAACCAACACAACAACAATCGACGTCAAATCCAACCAATACGTGCGTTAATGTCTCGTACAGCCTTAAAATTATTTGAACTTGAAGTATTTTTCTCGTATCAAATACATATATGTTAACTACATTATTGTTCATATATGTTCTTGTTTCATAGTTCATATCTGTTGATTTTCGTTTAATTGCGTCAACAATATGATCCATTTTGGATTTTGTTTGTTCCAAATTTAAACCATAGACAAACAAATCAATATCATTTAATTTGGTTTCAGATGGTTGTGTTAAAATATTTACAATTGCTCCTCCTGCAGCAACAATGTTGTCCCAGTTAATGTATGTTAATAAATCATTTGTTTTTTTGCTAAATTCCATATTAAATAAATTATCTGGAACAGTGTATTTGTTAGTTGATCCGGTTAGTAATATTTTATTGTTGAGTTTTGGATTTTCATATTCTACATGGCTGGGAAATATTTTTCTGATCATACAATCATCAATTTTGTCATAATTTGTTCTAATATCATTTTCATGTTTACTAGTGCTGAGTAATTCGTCGTAAATTGATTCTGTCATTGCCATTGTGTTTTGCTATATAATGGTATATTTGATGCATAAACTTATATTAGAAGCTTTAAATATCAATTTTATTAATTAAATATATTTAAACCATTATTAAACTATCATTAAATCATCGTTAAAAATTGATATTTAAATATGTACATTTTGTCAGCAATATTATAATGTGTTAGTATATAAACAAAAAAATGGATCAAGATTACGATTATTCATTTAAAATTATTTTAATTGGAGACTCTGGAGTTGGAAAATCATCAATTGTTAATGTTTATTGTGATGAAAATTTTAGCGACTCGTTACAGAGCACAATTGGCGTGGATTTTAAAATAAAAACAGTTGACGTAAACAATAAAAAAATTAAATTGCAAATATGGGATACTGCAGGCCAGGAGCGATTTAGAAATATTGTTACTAGTTATTATAGAGGATCTCATGGAATATTTATAGTATATGATGTAAACGACAAAACAACATTTGATAATATATTTGGGTGGATTAGAGAAGTTGAGAGAAACTGCGGAAGTATTATTAAATCGGACACAAATTCTTATGAAAGCATTAACAAAAAAATGTGCATTATCGGAAACAAAACTGATCTTCCAAGAGTTGTTAGCTATGAAGAAGCAAAATTATTTGCTGATGATATTGGCGCAGATTATATTGAAATGTCAGCAAAAAAAGGAAATGGATTAAACATGGCGTTTGTCAACATGGCGAGATCATTATATACAAGTAAAACGCCAGTGATTGCAAATACATCCAATAATCATAACAATGGTAACAATCGTAATAACATAAATTTAAATAATGGTGAACAACTTGAAAACAATTATAATTGTTGCACTTAATTTATTTGAGCAATTTACTTGATTTAGTGATGTATCAATAAATATCAATAAATATCAATAAATATCAATAAATATCAATAAGTGATTAATGACGCTTCAAAAAAATTGACTTTATTTTCATTAGTGAAACCGTGTTAAAAAAGGTCATATTACAGTATTATTTTTAGTAATTATGGAAACTAACACATTAACTTCTACAATGCAATACAATCAAGCACCCATGGCACCAGTTATGCGTCATAATACGATGCATCATAATGTGGCACCAGTTATGCAACCTAACATGGCAC